TACCAGCGGTTTCATGCCTTGCACCACAAGAACACCGACATCGGCCCCTGGTCGGGCATGTCGATGCACCCGGTGGAGCATGTCCTGTATTTCAGCGGAATCCTTCTTCATTGGGTCCTGCTGTCGCACCCGTTGCACGCGATCTTCCACGTGCAGCAGACCGGGCTGGCGCCAGCGCTGGGCCATGTCGGGTTCCACAAGCTGTTGACGAAGCGCGAGAACGTGTACGGGATCGGCCAGCGCTATTTTCACTTCCTGCACCACCGATATTTCGAGTGCAATTACGGTGGCGACGGCACCGTGCCATTGGATAAATGGTTCGGCACCTGGCACGACGGCACGCCGGAAGGCCATGAAACCATGCACGCTCGACGCTCGCGGATCCACGGCGCCTGACCAGGCGCGGGGCCTGGTGCGCCGAGACACGGGCCCCACCGCGACAGATCGACGACCGTGAGAGATACCGCAACCCCGCGACAAACAGCCCGGTGGTTGAAAATTCTGGCGGACCCGACACGATTCGAACGGGCGATCTTCGCCTTCGGAGGGATTGGTCATAGGGTATTCCAGGGGTTTCCCCAATATTCTGTGAGTTGCTGATCTGTGATATTCCAATAGGTTACACGCTTCCCGACGTTGCTCGACGTTGCCGGGGTGTTCCCCCATTTACCGCCGCGTGCTTCCGTAGTGCTTCCGGCAACTCATTCCGGGGGTGGAAATTCCGTGGTGAAGATCACGAAGCGGACCGTGGAGGAGGCACCACCCCGGGCGGCCGAGTACTTCATCTGGTGCGACGAGCTTCCCGGGTTCGGGGTGCGTATCTACCCGACCGGCAAGCGTGGCTACCTGGTCCAGTACCGCGCGAACGGAAGATCGCGGCGCGCCAAGATCGGTCTGCATGGTCGGCTTACGGCCGAGGAAGCCCGCAAGCTTGCCATCAACCTGCTTGCGGAGGTCGCGAAGGGAGGCGATCCCGCCGAGGAGAGGGCAACCCGCCGCGCCGCGATGACCGTGCGCGAATTGTGCGCGCGCTACACGCAAGCGGCCGATCGAGGATTGATCCTCGGGAAGCGTGGCGGTCCCAAGAAGGCTAGCACCATGTCCCGCGATCGAAGCAGGATCGACAGACACATCCTCCCCTTGCTGGGCAATCGCCGCGTGGTCGACCTGACCCGGGCCGATGTAACGCGGTTCATGGGCGACGTCGCCAGTGGCAAGACGGCGGTAACGGAAACCACGGGCCGGCTCCGGGGAAAGGCGATCGTGGAGGGCGGACCGGGAGCGGCCGCGAGGACCATGGGCTTGCTGGGTGGAATTCTGAGCTACGCGGTATCCGAGGGGGTCATCGAGACCAACCCTGTCCATGGGGTGAAGCGGCCGGCGGACCGGAAGCGGACAGCGCGGCTCACGCCCGAGACATACGCGGCGCTCGGCCGCGCTCTTGCGGCGTTTGGACGCGGGGGGACGAACCAAGCGGCCGTCACCGCCGTCCAGCTATTGTTGCTGACCGGGTGCCGCAAAGAGGAAATCGAGGGTTTGCGGTGGGATGAGGTCGACAGCGCGAAATCGGCGCTTCGCCTCGCCGACTCGAAGGAGGGGGCTTCCATCCGGCCGCTGGGGCGTGCCGCCATCGATGTCCTGGCCGCCCTGCCGCGTAAGGCTGGCGCGCCCTACGTATGCCCTGGGCGGGCGGCGGGTGCCCACTATGGGGGGTTGCCGGGCGCTTGGCGCAGACTGGCGGCGATGGCCGGGCTGACGGGCGTCACGTTACATACGTTGCGCCATAGCTTCGCCTCCACCGCGCACGATCTTGGCTACGGTGAAATCACCATCGCCGCGATGCTCGGCCATTCCACCAGCACAACCACCAGTCGATACGTGCATCAGCTTGACGATCTGCTGATCGCGGCGGCCGATCGGGTGGCGGATACCATCCGGGGATACCTGACCGGAAAGGCTCCTTCATAAGGAGTATCTTATAAGTATATGATATATAATAATGTTCATGATATGTTCTTTAAGCTTATATGCTCTATAGGTCTCTGGGCGCATGCTGACGCGTGAGGGGCTATGACAAAGCTGACAAAATTGACAAAAAGCCCCCCCCCGCCGCGAGAGCGCCTGCGGGGGGGTATGACAATACCGACAGAACTGACAAAACGCGCGTGGTGGTCGGCCTCGCCGTCACCGGCCTTTGCGGTCGCGCAGGCGCTGCACGTACGGAAGGGCGATGGTCGCCATCTTCAATCCCATGGGTTCACCCCCGGACCGTCGGCCGCCCCGCGCTTTCGGTCAACGGCGGCGCGCAGGTCGGCAACCACCCATAGGGGGATTTTTCCGAACCTGACGGGTGGTGGGATTTCGCCTTGATCGACCAGGCGACGGAAGGTCGCGGTCGAGACGCTCAGAAGTGAGGCGGCGTCCTCCGCCCGCACGGCCAACCTCTCGACGGGCGGCGGGGGCGGCTTCATGGCACCTTACGGACCGCGCCAATATTCTCCAGAAACTGGCGCGCCGAGTCTGCGGGTGACGCCGGGATCGGGGGGCGGTCCTTGGGGATATCCGGGGCGGATCAATCCCGCGCCAGGTGTTCCAGTAATCCGCGGGCGCTTCGCTCCATCAGAATGGCGCGCCGGTCAGCATCGGTCAGGCTGTTGGCCTCCAACGCGCCAGCGGCCAACGCGGCGTTACCGCGCCCTCGACGCGATCGAGGCTGCGGGGATGGCGGGTCGGGTTGCGCCCCGACCCCGGCCGGGGGAGTCTGTTCCCGCGTGGCTTCCAGTTCGCGCACGCGGTTGGCCAGCCGGCCGTGCTGCGCGTGCATCGCCCGCAGTTCCGTCAGCGCGGCCGTAAGGGTGCCGTCCTGGCGCAGCACGATCGATGTCAGGACATTGAGGTCATCCCGGATCGCGCCGAGTTCGGCCAATATCTGGCGCTGCTGGCGGGCGATCAGGGAGAGGTCGGGCGCGTCACTCATACGGGCACGATATCCAGACGCCGCTCGATCCGGTCAAGCCGAACCTCCAGCCGGTCGATCCGCTCTGACTGACGGGCGAAGTCGCCGTGGATGAGTGCGGCCTGGCTTTCAAGCGATGTCAGCCGAGCTTTCACGTCGCGCATGTCGTCGCCGAGCCGGTCGAGCTTTTCGTCGAGGCGGCGTAGGTAGACCAGGATGAGGTTGTCGGGCGCGTCACTCATGCGGGGTATCCTGGCCCCGGGCGACGGCTAAGCCAAGCACAATCAGGCGGCGGATGGCTTCGGGACGCGATGGCGCGTCGGGTTGGGTGGCGATCCAGGCGTCGAGGGCGTCGAGTTGGTTGGGGGGAAGGCGAACGGTCAAAGGCGCGGCGTCGACGCGCGGCCTTCCGCGAGATTTTCTAACGTTGGATATTGACCGCGCCATAGGACAATTCTAACGTCGGAAATTGCAGGATGGAAGGGTGTTGCCGCACCGATCCATCCCTAACCCCAGCGGAGGAGAGACCCTCATGCCGAAAGCTAAACACGCCCATATCAAACTCCCCAAAACGGCGGCAGTGCCCACCGCCGCGAGAGCGCCGCTGATCCCGGTGGTTCCGACCGGGATGCCGTCCATCTGGCAACTCGCGCTGCTGGCCAAACAATGCACCGACGAAAGCGCCCGGATCGAGGCCATCCCCTCGCTGGCCTGGGCTGGCCCGCTTGCGCAGAGCCATAAGGATGCGGCGCTTGACTTCATTCTCACGCGCGAGGATGCGATTGTCAGCTTGGCGGAAACGCTGCCCGCCCGGAACCTCCGCGATGCCCTGGTTTTGATCGCATTCGCCGATAAGCATCTGGACACTTTGGATGGATGCGTTAATCCACCCCCGCCGACGGCGAGCTCGAACGAAATGACATGGGGCCGGGCGCGCGAGCACATGCGCGAGGCGGTCGATCGATTGCAACGGATAGTCAGCAATGCGGCGCCCATCATCGCGCGCGCGGCTGGCGTGGCCTTGGCGGAAATTGACTGTGAGCACCTGGAGGGCCGGCGCGCGGTTCTGTTCGCGCCTGAGATCACCTGACGCCTAGCGCGAGGCCGCCAGGTCGAATCCGGGTAGGTAAACGAGCAATTTCATATGCATGGACGGTTTCGGCAGCCCACCCCTCGGGGCCTCGGGCAACGCCAGCGAGAAACATCCGGAGTGTGATTATTTTCGCTTGAACATCCACTATAAGGGAGTTATATGGGGGCATGGCTCGCCCACGCAAGAATTTGCCCGCTTACCTTTTTACCGCGACGGAGGTTGCCGTCGGCGCGGGCATCAGCGCCCGTGCATTCGGTCTGCTGGTCGAGCGCGGATTGGCGCCGAAGCTAAGTGCGGGTGCCGCCGGTAAGGCTGGTGCACGCCTCTACGACGAGGCTGCGCTCGGTCGCGCCGCGTTCATCGGTGCGATCACCTTTGCCGGCATTGAGATCCTGCCGGCGGCCCGGCTTGGTAACGCGCTCGCGGACGAGTTGGAGTCGAACTATGGACTTCTTTCGGCGAACCTCGAGGTGTGGGTCTCCGGTGAACTCAACCCACGCCCCCGTGAGATGCCCTGGCCGGACGACCTAGAAAGGACGGGACCCTATCCTTTCAGCCGTGATCGCCAGTTCTGGCTCCATCGTCTTCTGCGCGCCGCCCCCAATTACCTGCCTGAGACCGCGACAGGTGGAGATTGGTTGGTTGAGATCGCCGACCGCACGTACGTCTTCATGGGAGCGGACACCGACGTCCTCACGGTAGACCCCTTATCACGTAAAAAGACTGATCTCCTGCCGGAGTTTCGGTTGTCAGGCTGGGAACGAGGGGCGGACGCCGTTCGCGTCATTTCTATGATGGAAGACTTACCACCATACCCTGATTGGTTTTCCACGCCCGACGGGCGGGCCGCTTCCGCGGACGTGTCGGAAGAATATCAGGCGCGCCGCCGCAATGCGGTCGCGAGGGTCAGGGTGAACCTTTCGCTTGCGGTGCGTAATGCGTTCGATCGAGTACACGATCACCGGACCGCCACGTGCGCAACGTTGAATTGGGACCCACCGCCAGGCTACGACAATGACTGATCACCAGACAAACTCCGGCGTCCTCCCCATCGCCACAACGGCCATTTCGTCGATACGATATCGTAGTATTATGCATTACGGTGATCGCGCATCGCTGATCACGCGACATTTCCTTGGCGGGACGAACCGATCGGTGAGGACGAAGTTGTTGGCTGACCTATCCGCGCCATCGAAGCGCCCCTTACCCCCGCCAAGGGCGGACAGGCCGATCCCAATGTCATGACTCGAAACGCATAACCCAGGAGTTCCGAAGATGAACCCCGAAAAACGCGGGGACGACCCGCGGACACCCGAGCTTTGCCTATCGCCCACCCTGCGCGCCAAGGCCCGATACCGCTGCGCCGAAGCTGTTGAGTATCTCCGTGAGCGTCACGGGATCGAGGTGGCCCAAACGACTCTCGACAAGCTGCGATCCATGGGCGGCGGCCCGGTTTTTCAAAAATTCAACCGGACCCCGTTATATCACCGCAACGATCTCGACCAATGGGCGATCGCCAAGCTCGGCCCTCGGCTGATCAGCACCAGCGCGATCGCCCAGCCAGACCCGCCCGGATGAACGCCGCGCGCCCCCTCGCTCCAGGGGTAATCGGGCGCGGTGCCGATGATGGCGCGCGCACCTCGATCGAGGCGCCGATTGCCAGGTGGAACGAAGTGCTTCCGCTCCCGACGCGCCTCGTGGGTAGAGCGACGCTCAAGCGCGCCATCGTCTTCGCCGCCCGCGCGCGTCTGATCCCGCGCCGGCGAGCCAGTGTGATAATCCAGATACTGGGGTTGCTGCATGAGTGACGCCACCACCTGGGCCGACGAACCGGCCGTCTCGGCTGCCCCGAACGACGCCGCCAGCCTGACCCGCGACAGCGTCTTCGCGCTGCGAAAAAGGCTCTGGGCCAGTGGGTTTCGGCCGGTCGGGGTGATCACCGGGGACAAGATGCCTCGCGTTGCCGCCTGGCAGGAGCGAGCGCGGCGTGATCCACCGGCGAACGCGGCGGACCCTCCTCGAAGTGACCACCTGAACACAGGGATACTTGTCGACGGCCTGCGAGTAATCGACGTCGATATAGACGACGACGCGCTCGCGGGGGCGGTTCGACAGCTTGTTGTCCAACGCCTTGGCGGCGCCCCCCCGATCCGCACCAGACCTGGAACCGGGCGTTGCGCGCTGCTGTATCGCGCGGCGACGGGGGAACCACGAAAGCAAGTCCTCGCCGGTACCGCCGGCAAGGTCGAGGTCCTCGGCTTCGGTCAGCAGCTGCACGCGTTCGGTCGGCACCCCAGCGGGTCGATGGTGACCTGGCACCCGGCACCTCCCGGCGAAATCACACGCGACGAGCTACCCGCTGTCACCGAAGATGATATCGCGGCGATGCTCAACGCGATCGCGCCCTTGATAGGCGCAACGACCCGCCCAGAGGCGCGGCATCCTCCCTCTTCGCCGGGTGGTCGCGCGGCGCGAGCGCACGCCAGCGTCGAAGAGGTGCGCGCCGCGGTTGATGCCATCGCTAACGAGGGACCCGCCGATTGGGATCTCTTTAATCGGGTGGGCATGGCGATTTGGTCCGCGCTTGGCGGCGCCGAAGTCGGGCTGTCGATCTTTTCGGACTGGGCGCGCCGCAATCCCGCCTATGAGCAAGCGGAGACCGATGGGCGTTGGAGCCACTATTCGGTCAGCCCGCCAACGGTCACCGGAATTCGTGCGCTGCGTAGGCTTGGCGGCGCCGACGACGTATGGGCGCCGCCGGACATGTCGGTCCCGCGGCTCAACCGCCGCCCCCCGCCGGCTTTTCCGACTGACGTGTTTGGTCCGGCGTGGAAGGCTTGGGGGTTGGCCGCCGCCGAGGCCGCGTCGGCACCCCCCGACTATGTGTTTCTGCCGCTAATCGCCGCCGCGAGCGTGTTGATTGGGCACGCACGCTGGGCGCAAGCGGCGCCGGGGGTGTGGTCGGAGCCCCCCCATCTGTGGGCCGGCGTCATCGGTGACTCCGGATCATCCAAAAGCCCCGGCGCCGATTGTTTGCTCCGGGATGTGCTGCCGATCCTGGAACGCGACATGGCGGCCGGCTTCCCGGATCGGCTCCGCGAATGGCGTGCCGCGGCGGAGGCCGCGAAGGCTGACACGGAACGGTGGTGCAAGGATGTGGCCACCGCCCGGAAATTAGGTCGTGCCCCGCCTTTGCCGCCCGCCGACTCGACGGGCGCCGAGCCACAGGCTCCGCGTTTGCGACAGGTGGATGTCACGATCGAGCGAGTGGCCACCCTATTGGCGACGGCGGCGCCGAAGGGATTGTTAATCGTTCGCGACGAATTGGCGGGGTGGCTCCAGGGCATGAACACGTACAACGACGCGGGCCGGGCTTTTTGGCTCGAAGCCTATGGCGGCCGGCCTTTTCGGGTCGAACGCCAAAAACATCCGGAGCCAATTGTCATTCAGCGCCTCGCCGTCGGTGTGACCGGTGGCGTCCAACCCGAAAAATTGGCGCAATTGTTCCGCGATCATGCGGATGATGGCCTGCTCGCGCGCTTCATCTGGGCGTGGCCCGACCCAGTCCCCTTTCGAATCGGCCGTATCGCGCCCGACGCGCCATGGGCCGCTCACGCGCTCAACCGACTGCGCGCGCTGGAATTGGCCGTGGGTGATGATGGCCGGGAACGCCCGGTCATGGTGACGTTGACCCCCAAGGCCCAAACCATGATGGAGGCGTTCGGCCAGGACATGCAGGCCCGCCAGGCCGAGGCCGGCGGCCTCATGCGATCCGCCTACGGGAAGGCGCGAGGTCTCGCCCTGCGCCTCGGCCTGGTCCTCGCGATGCTCCGATGGTGTGCCCGGGATGGGGAGGCCCCGCCGCCATCGGAGATTGACGATGCCGGGTTGGCCCTGGCGTGCGATATGGTGTCGGACTATTTCATGCCATCGGCGGAACGGGTCTACGGCGACGCTGCCGCGCCGATAACGGATCGGACCGCCGCCACATTGGCGCGGTGGATACTCAACGCAAGGCCGTCTCAGATTCATCTTCGGGCGTTGCAGCGCGAAGTCAGGCTCCCGGAGTTGAACACGGCGGAGTCGATCCGTTCCGCCGCCGAAGCGCTGGTCGAGGCGGATTGGCTGCGCGCCGTCCCGAGTAACGCTCCCGGTCGCCCCAAGGGGGTCTTCGCGGTCAACCCCGCGCTTCTGGCATCATGAGCTGGTCCGCCGCATATCGCGCCCGCGCGAGCCAAGCCACGGCTCGGGCCGACACAACGCCATCGGCGGAGGATTCAGTCCACTGCGCCCGGTGCGGTGATGGGACTCTCGTGCCGGAGCCTTGGTGCGACGAAGTCGGCCCGGTAGCGCCCTGCGCATGCTGCGGCGGCCGCCTTTGGTGGCGCGAATCAGCCCTATCCCGCGAGCCGGGCCCTTGGCGCTGTCACCAGTGCCTCCCGCCCGATCCAAGCGCCCATATCGACGCCTGCGCCGTCCCACCCGAAAGGTCCCAGCATGTCCTCTGACAAGATCGATATCCGCGACCTGTTCGCCAATCAGGTGCTGGCAACTCCGCCCGAAGGCCGGTCCAAAATCATGATGGCCTTGTTGCTATGTTATTACGACCACCTCCTCGTCAGCTCTCCGGATATGGATTTCCAGGGGCGTGTCGAACGCACGTTCGATCTGTTGATCGAAGTCGAGACACGGATGGCACGGATGCCCCTGGCCACCACCCCTCCGGCGGGCCACGCATAAGTATATTCCGGCAATCGCCAGCACACTCCGGAACAACTAACCGCGCGCCCGGCGCGAATAGTACTTGAGCACGGTTACCCCTGGCCTGTTCTTTGCGGCGTGTTCAAACGGCTTCGCACCATCCTCGGGCTGGAAATCCGCGCCGACACCGGCACGTTGGCGGACCCGTGGACCGCGCTCCTGCTTGGCGGCGCCGGTCCAACCGACGCCGGGATCAGCGTCACCCCGGAAGCCGCGTTGCGGTTCGCTCCGGTGCTTGCCACCGTGAAGGTCCTGGCCGAGACGACGGCGCAACTTGTTCCGCATTTGTATCGACGCATGCCGGACGGTGGCCGCGAACGGGTCTCGGATCATCCGGTCGAAGCCCTGATCGCCGACGCGGCGAACGACTGGACCAGCGCGGCCGAGTTCCGCCAAACCCTGGCGACCGCGCTTGCGATCCACGGCAACGCGTACGCCTTCATCAACCGCGCCGGTGACACGCCGACCGAACTTATCCCGCTCCCTTGGGGCGCGGTGACGGTCGAGCGCGATCCCGCCACGACCGAACCGCGGTATCGGATCGATGGAACGCTCTACCCGCGCCACGACATCTTCCACGTGCGGACGTTCGGCCGATCACCCTATCTCGGCGACTCCCCCGTGGCGCTGGCGCGCGAAGCCATCGGTCTTGGCCTGGTGCTGGAACGCCACGCCGCCGGCCTGTTCGGCCGAGGCGCGCGCCCCGCCGGCGTTCTGCGGTATCCCCGGCAACTCACCGAACCAATGGCCGCGCGGCTCCGCGCCAGCTGGGACTCGCGCTACCAGGGCGGCGAGAACGCCGGCCGCACCGCTGTCCTTGAAGACGGCCTCGAATGGCAGGCGACGCAACTTTCCAGCGTTGACGCGCAATTCCTGGAATTGCGCCGGTTTCAGGTGCAAGAAATCGCGCGGGTCTGGCGGGTGCCGTTGCATCTAATCGGCGATCTGGAACGGGTCACGTTTTCCAACGCGGAACAGATGGGCGCTCAGTTTCTCGCCTACACGATCATGCCATTGCTGCGACTGTGGCAGGACGCTTTCCGGCTGTCGTTGCTGACCCCGGCCGAACGGCGTGATGGCTTTTACATCGAGTTCATGATCGACGATTTGTCGCGCGCCGATTTGGCCGCGCGCTTCACCGCGTACAGCCAAGCGATCAACGCCGGCATCCTCAACCCGAACGAAATTCGCGCCATGGAAAACCGAGGCCCGTACGCGGGCGGTGAGACGTATATGCGCCCCGTCAATACAGCGCCGGCCCCGGCGGGAGGTGGCGATGCGTCTTGAGCACGCGCCACCGGTCGAGGTCCGTTTCGCCCCGGAAACGGGCGGCATCGAGGGTTACGCGGCCGTCTGGGGCCGGCGCGACGCGTTCGGCGATGTCCTCGCGCGCGGGGCCTTCGCGGAGTCTCTGGCCGCCCACGCGGCGGCGGGAACACGGCCCCTCATGCTGCGGGGGCACGATCCGAAAGTCATCGTCGGCACCTGGCGGTCGGTCGTCGAGGACGACAAGGGCCTGCGGGTCGAAGGGGTCTTGGTCCTCGAAAGCCGAGACGGCGCCGACGCGCACGCGCTGCTGCTGGCTAAGGCCATGGACGGGTTGAGTATCGGCTTTCGCACCGTCAAAGCCACGCCAGCCAGCGGCGGGCGTGTGGTTCACGCGGTCGATCTGATCGAGGTCAGCCTGGTCGGTCGCCCGGCGCAGCCACTCGCGCGGGTCACTTCCATTCGTTCCGACACGAACATGGCCGCCCTGGTCAACACGATCCGCCGCAACACCGAAAAACTGAGAGGATAGCAGGATGGACAAGGATATTGACGACGGCGGCGATCTCGCCGAACTGCGCCAGGCGATCAACGGCTTCACCACCACGGCCGATCAGCGGCTCACGGCTGCCGACAAAGCCCTCGCCGAGCTACGCACCCGATTGGACCGGATCGAGACCGTCCAGCGCCGCCCCGGCGCGGCGGCCGAAAACCGGGATGACCGGATCGAGACGCGCGCCTTCGACGCCTTCCTGCGGCGTGGCCGCGAGGCGATGCCGGCCGAGGAAATCCGCTCTCTGCGCGTGTCCGACGACACCGCTGGCGGGTTCCTGGCGCCCGATCAGTTCATCCCGGAACTGCAACGCAACGTCATCTCGTTCTCTCCGCTGCGCCAGGTGGCGCGGGTCATGCCGATCGGTTCGGCGGCGGCGGTCCTGCCCCGACGCGTGGCGGGCATGACGGCGAGTTGGGTCGGCGAAACCGACAGCCGCTCCGAGACGACGGTCACGTTCGGCGCCAGTCGCTTCGAGGTTGCCGAAATCTCCGCCTATGTCGATGTCAGCAACTCCATGTTGGAAGACGGGGCCTTCGACGTGAGCGCGTTGCTCGCGTTTGAGTTCGGCGAGGAATTCGGCAAAGCGGAAGGCACCGCCTTCGTGTCCGGCAACGGCGTGGTGAAGCCGACCGGGTTTATGACGGACGCCAATATCGCCTACACGCCCGGCGGGCATGCCTCCACGATCACGGCGGATGGTCTGATCGACCTGTACCACGCGCTGCCGTCCCCCTACCGTGGCAACGCGGTGTGGCTGATGAACAGCGCCACCATGGGGGCCATCCGGAAGTTGAAAGACGGCACCGGCAACTATCTGATCCTCACCGCCGGGTTGGCCGGGCAGGTGACGACCACCCTGCTCGGGCGGCCGGTGATCGAGGCGCCGGACATGCCGGCCGTGGGCGCCGACACCTATCCGATCGCGTTCGGAGACTTCATGGCCGGATACCGCGTCTTCGACCGAATCCCCCTCGCCATTCTACGCGATCCGTACAGCCAGGCGACAAGCGGCATGGTTCGTTTCCATGGCCGCCGCCGCGTGGCCGGCGGGGTCGCCAAGTCGGAAGCGATCCGCAAACTCAAGATCGCCACAGCTTAACGGAGACTTGCAATGCGTCGAGACCTGCACAATAACATTCACGTCGCGCGCGGCCTGTCCCCGGTCGCGGCGGGCACCGACAACACGCCTTACGTGTCGCAAATCGTCGACACACTCGGCTATGGCTCGGTTGAGTTCGTGATTCTGATTGGGAACAACACCGACGTGAACGCGACGTTCGCCGTGCTGTTCGAGGACGGCAACCAGGCCAATCTCTCCGACAACGCGGCCGTCGCCGATTCGTTTCTTCTGGGTACCGAGGCGTTGGCCGGATTCACGTTCGCCGACGACAACAAGGTTCGCAAGATCGGATACACCGGGAGCAAACGCTACTGTCGCGTGACGATCACACCGTCCGGCAATGACGCGGGCAACATCTTCGTCGCCGGTGTGTGGGTTCTCGGCCACCCGCAGACCACGCCGACCGCGAACCCGCCGATCTGAGGCGGCGCCCGGTCCGGGATGGTGGAAAGTCATGATCACCAGTCGACTGACGATTATCACCCCGGCGGAAACCCACGATCTGGTTTCCATCGCCGCCGCGCGCCTGGCGCTGGGCGTCGCCAACACGTCCCAGGACGCCGCGATCGCGGGCTGGGTCCGCCAGGCCAGCGACGTCGTGGCGCGCCATTGCGGCCGGGTATTCGCGCTGGAAACCGTCAGCGAAACGTTTCGGCTATCCGCGCCGGTCGCCAGCGTTCCGCTTGCCCGCGCCCCGGTCGCGTCAATCACGTCGATCGAGGAGAACGGCGAGACCCTGGCCGCCGACGCGTACGAATTCAACGTCGAGAGCGGCCTGGTGACGCGCCTGGGTTCCGGCGCGCCAACCCTCTGGCCGCGCGGCGCCGTCACCATCGTCTATGCCGGCGGCTACAGCCTGCCGGAGGACTTGCCCGACGATATCGCGCGGGCCTCGCTCGTGCTGGTCCGGCACTATCATGGCGGGCCGGCCGACCCTCTACTCCGCAGAGTCGAGCTCGATGGCGTCGGCGCGCGTGACTATTTCCCCCCGCGCGATGGCACGCCGCCCGAGGTCGAGGCGCTGCTGGCGCCGCATCGTAGCCTCACGGTCGGGTGATGCCCCATGCCGCGCCCCGCCACTGCCCCGCCGGTCATCCGCCATTCACCGGCTCGCGCTGCCCGCATTGCGCCCGCGCCCATGACAAGGCGCGCGGATCAGCCGCTCGGCGCGGCTACGATGGGGACTGGCGGGCGTTCCGCGCCGTGTTCCTGCGCCGCTGGCCGCTGTGCCACGTGCCCGGGTGCGGCCAGCCGGCGACCGATGTCGATCATATCGTCCCGCTGCGCCATGGCGGGCCGCGGTTCGATCCGTCGAACTGCCGCCCGATGTGCCATGCGCACCATTCCGCCCGGACCGCCCGGGATCAGGTGCCCAGGGGGTAGGTGCCCAGGGGGTAGGCGCCCAGGGGGTAACGGGGGTCAGCCCTTGGGCTGGGGTGGGGTGGGACCGACCGGGGGTCTCGCGCGAAATATCCGGGGTCACGGGAACGGGGGCTTTCTGTGAGCAATGCGCGCCGCGATATCGGCCTGGCGCCGGACGCGCTGCTCTCGCCCTCCGCCGTCCGCGTGCGGCGCGGGCGGGCGGATCAAGCGTCGCTTTGCCTGGATACGGCGCGTCGCGCGCTCGCCGATCTGGAACCGGGCGGACACGTCTTCGGACTGACCAAGGGGCAATTCAGCATGATCGATCTGGCGGCGGCGGTGCTGGAAAAGACCGGGCCGGCGGATATCGGTCTGTGGACCTGGGCCATCGCGGATTACGAGGTCCAATGCGTCACGGCGTTGATGGTCGATGAACGGATACGCTCCTTCCGTCTGGTCATGGACTATTCCGGCGCCAAGCGGGAAACCGCGCTGCTGGCCGACCTGCAAGCGCGGTTTGGCGCCGATTGCGTTCGCGTGACGAAGACACACGCCAAGATCATCACCGTCGCCAACGATCAATGGCGGGTCTGCGTCCGGGGTTCGATGAACCTGAATTTCAACCCGCGATTCGAGCAATTCGACGTGAGCGACTCGGACGGCGCCTTTGCCGTGATCAGCGACATGATGCATGAGATGTGGCGGCGCGGCCCCGCCCTGCCGGTCGATCGGGTCACACATGCCGGCGCGGCCGATCTCTTGGGTGGGGAGGTGGCGCCGACCCTGCCGGAATGGGCCGCCGGCATGAAACCCGGCGCGGCCTGGTGGAGGACCAAATGAGCACCGTCGTTGAACTGCCCGGAGCCAAGCGGCGTCGCCCCCGGGTTCCGCCGGCCCCGCCCCATGTGGCCGGCCTGGCGGCGGCGGAGTGGCAGCGTGTGGCGCGCGTGATCGCCGAACGCGGCGACCTGGATCAGGCGGCGCTGGGTGTCCTGGAAGCCTACTCGATCCATTACGGGCGCTGGCGGGGCGCCGAGGCGCATGTCGCCGAATTCGGCGCCGTCGTGCCCGCGCCACGCACCGGGGTCCCGATGCACAATCCGCAATTGGCGGTGGCGAACCGCTCGGCCGACGCGCTGCTGAAGCTGGCCAAGGCGCTGCGAATCACGCCGGACACCCGCCCCCGCGTACCCGACTTCGGAGGTGGCGATGCCTGGGATAGCGACCTTCTCGCCTGATCCGGCGCTGTATCCGGACCCGACGGGTCGAGCCGATCGGATTTGTCGGTTCGTGCGGCGGTTGCGGCTCTGGGAAGGGGCTTTCGCCGGCCGGCCGTTCGTGTTGCACCCTTTCCAGGAAGCGATCATCCGCCGCGTCTACGGCCCATCCACCCCGGACGGGCGGCGACGGGTGCGGATGGCCTGCATCTGGATTCCACGCGGGAACGCCAAGACGACGCTCGCGGCGGCGTTGGGTCTGGCCCACTTCATGGGGCCGCTGGCGGAGGCCGGCGGTCAGGTCGTGATGGCGGCGGCCGATAGGGAAAACGCGGGCATCGCCTTCAATTCGGCCTGGCGGATGGTGGAACAGGATGACGCCCTGGCGTCCCGCGTGCGGCCGATCGAGAGCCGGAAGACACTGCGCCATCCCGGCACCAAAGGGACGCTGAAAGCCATCAGCACCGAAGCCTACAGCAAGCACGGGTTGAACGTGTCGTTTTTCTTGGCCGATGAGGTCCACGCCTGGCCGCCGGCTGAGGCGCGCAAGTTGTTCAAGGTCGTCACCGACTCCATGGTGAAGCGGACGGATCCATTGACGATCATCATCTCGACGGCCGGCGAGGGGACGGGTGGGCTGGCCTGGGATCTGTGGGACTACAGCAAAAAGGTCGCGGCCGGCGAAATCGACGACCCGAGCTTCGCGCCGATCATCTTCGCGGCCGATCCCGACGCGGATTGGCGGGACGAAACGGCCTGGCGCGAGGCGAACCCCGCCATCCCCGCCGGGTTCTGTTCCCTGGAGGAATTGCGCATCAAGGCGCGGCGGATCGAGCACTTCCCCGCCGAGGTCGCCGACTTCAAGCGGTTCCACCTCAACCAATGGATCGAGGGCGCCGCCGAACCGTGGATCGACCTTGGCCTATACGACGCGGCCGAACCCAGGGCCGATCCAACCGCGCTGGCGGGGCGGCCATGCTGGATCGGGGTCGACCTGTCATCGGTCGAGGATTTGACCGCCGTCGTCGCCGTGTTCCCGGATGGCGAGGGCGATCATCGGGCGTATGACGTGTTGGCGACATTCTTCCTCCCGGCGGCGGGCCTGGCACGGAAGGCGGAACGGGACCGGGCCGATTACCTGCGCTGGGTGGCGATGGGCGTGCTGAAGGTCACCCCGGGCAATGTCTTGGATCACGCCGCGATCCTCGCCGAGGTGGTGGCGATGGGCGAACGCTACAGCGTCCAGGAGGTGGCGATCGATCGGTGGAACTCGACGGCCGTCAACACGGCGCTACAGGCGGAGGGGTTCACCGTGGCGCAGTTCGGCCAGGGGTTCGCCTCGATGGCGGCGCCGGTCAAGGAACTGAAGCGGGCCATCATGTCCGGGGCGTTCCGCCACGGCGGTAACCCGGTCCTCCGCATGTGCTTCGGCAACGTGGTGGCGACCCGCGACGACGCGGAAAACGAGAAATTCACCAAGGAACGAAGCCGGGGGCGGATAGACGGCGCGGTGGCCGCCGCGATGGCCGTGGGGCGGATACTGACGGGAGAGGCGGCGCCCCTGGTTTATGAGGCTCGGCCGGCGTTCCTGTTCGTGTGA